CACAAGAGCTTTCATTAAATGTCGGCAAAAATAAACTCCGGCACAGAGGTCACAATACCTTTGCGTAATCTGGTTTCAATAGTGATTGCTGTAATCATTGCAACCTCGGCATATTTCAGCATATTGACGCGGCTTGAAGGCATGGAGCGCGAAATGCTAAAAGACCAGATAAATATAGCCATGAACAACGAGTTCCGCATCAAGTGGCCTCGCGGCGAGCTGGGCGCATTGCCCGCTGACGCAAGGCAAGACATGCTAATTGAGAGCCTTGAGCGCCAAATAGAAGAGCTAAAGCAAAGACCCAGCAGTGCCCAGCCCGATGTAGATCGGCTAACGGTTCGTTTGGATGCGTGGATTGAACGGGTTGTCCGCTTAGAGGAAGGAGCTAAAGAGTGAGGCACTGCTACGTCTGCAACCGATGCGGGGTGCCCATCAACAACGCCCTCTGCGACCAATGCCACCAAGACCGCAAAGAACGACCGGTCAAACGGCAGATAATAGAACACGCCGCCGCCCTTATCTTCATGACAGGCCTCACCGCCTACGTCGCAACATTCATGTAATATGAGCGACCGAATAGAAGAACTGCTCGTCGGGGCGGCTGTCATCGTCGGCGGAATCTGCATCATACTCAGCGGGATCTTCCTCTTCCTCCTCTTACCGTGAGCCGTGGCCCATCAGCCCCATGTCGCGAGACAGCAGGCACGGGCCACGGACCACGGGTCTTAATTTCGCTATCTATATAGTGTTTTCCCAGAGAAATAAAAAAATAAAAAATAAATTCTAAATGCCCGTAACTGGCGTAACCACGTAACTCGGGCCTAGAGGCCGCATAAACACTAGATTCCTTCGTTACACGGGGGTTACATAGGGATACACCACTTATGTTCAAGCTTGTTAATCAAGCTATTGCTATTGAGGGTTCTGAGATTCAAAAAAAATATTTTTATTTTTCTGGAAAATATATATACAGGGGGCCAAATTAAGGTATGGTTAGCCGGACTTACTCACATACCGAGGAACTCCCGTGACAAAGAAAGCCAAGCGGTACGCCAAGGTGCTGGACACCAAGGCGGCGGCACTTCCTGAAGCAAAACGACAGCAAACCAACCGTCCGCCACTGGCACAAAAGCGTTTGACCAGAAGGCAGGAACTTTTTGTCCGCGAACTTGTGTCAAAAGATGGACAGATCACAATGCGGGAGGCGGCGATCAACGCGGGCTATCCCGAACGGTCGGCTCATGTCAGGGCCTCTGAACTCACCAACCCCCGAATCCATCCTCATGTCTGCCGCGCGATCCGTGAATACCGGCAGGAGCTTGACGAAAAATATGGCGTGGAATACCAAAGGCATCTCAGGGACCTTCAAATCATCCGTGACGCGGCGTTAGAGAATGGTGCGTACAGTGCCGCAGTGCAGGCGGAATATCGCCGTGGGCAGGCGCAGGGGGACATCTACGTCAACAAAACGGAGATACGTCACGGCACCATCGATCAAATGAGCAAGGAAGAGGTCATGAAGGCCTTGAACGAACTCAAGCAAACGTATGCCCCGTTAACGCATGATGCGGGAGCCGAGGACGGTGGGAACAGAAAGCGGGCGCGGGAGCGCCTTGCGGAAGAGGTACAAGATGTTCCTGATTAATTTTCTTGGCAGGCTTTGGTTTGGTTCAGAGCGGTGGGATTTGGTTAACGAAGATAAGACCCCGATGATTTACACGAAACGGGCGCACATGACCCCACTACAACGTTTGGACTTTGAAGAGTTGACCGGCAATGACCGATATTTTGGAAGTAAGAGCGAAGCCGAAGAAACAGCGTGAAGCCAGCTTTTGGCAATCGTTGAAGAAAGCAATTCGAGACAACTGTCCTGATTGGTCTGCCACGCGGTTGGAGTCTAGGGCCACGCTGGGTGTGCCGGATGTCCTGATCATGGACGGTAAGGGCGATTGGCATATGGTGGAGTTGAAGACCACGCAGAATATGTCGGTGGACATCACGCCGCATCAGGTGGCGTTTGCTACCAAACACGCGCGCGGCAGTTGCTGGATTGCGGTGAAGCTGTGTACTGCCACGGGCAGTGAGATCTTCCTGTATCGGGGTGACCGTGCGGTGGACTTGAAGATGGACGGATTGCGCGCCACACCCACCAAACATTTCAGCCACCCTGTTTCGTACCGAAGTGTTCTTCACGCTATTGCCACTATGTGATTTCTCCCATACTATGGTGGTGGGCATATGCCCTGACTAACGGAGAACGAAACATGAATGAAGAGCAATGGGAAAAGGTTTTTGACCAGATTAGGCGGGATCTTGAAATGGGCGACTCGACCGCGTTGTTTGAAATGCTGGATCAATTGCCGACGCGCATTTTGTTGGGCTACGTTGCAGAGGTGGAGTTATGAGCGAACTGAGATTAGCGGTGTGGACCGTGGAGTGTGGCGAGCGGTGCCGATGGTTTCCTGACCATGCGTCTGCAAAGGAATTTGCCAATAACGAGTGGGACAAAGAGGCGGACGGTGTGCCTTTTGTTCAATCGAAAACCATTTGGGACGTGGAAGAGGTCTGCGAGATTCTGAATAATATTGAATCGTTTGCGGACAATGCGCCTGCTCCCGCTGAACTGAGGATCATGCGATGACGCAAACAGTAGGCGAAGCCGCCGAGGCCCGATACGCTGGCCTGACTTACGATCATGCCCTGCCGCAGGGTTGGGTGGATCAGTGCTGTGACAAGGGCCTTGATCCGCGAGGCCATTTCGTTTGGCTTTACGACGATTACGTTGGAAGGCCTGCCCCCATCACTGACGAGGGGGATCGGATTGTGTCCCTGCTCGCCCGTGATCCGTAGGCGCTAGCACCTACGCCAAGCCGCCTTCGGGCGGCTTTTTTGTGAGCGCCGTTTTTGGTGTCAAGCTTTTTTTTCATCGCCCGCAAACCCGCACCATTGCTAGGCCGCTCTCCGGCCAACCCCCCGATTCGGGCCGAAATTGAAATTTTAAAAAATGGCGTATGTTATAATATGCGAATCAAGTCCAAGCGACTTCGATGCTCTTTAACATCGCTGGCCTAGCACCGAGACGCGAGTCCGCTATCGGATGGCAACTTCTCAAAAACTTCATTTTCACTTTGGGAGAAAAGCAATGAAAAATTTTACTGCACCGTTTTTACTGAACACTGAGCGGGATGGCCAAGAGTCTGTAACTTCGGCTTTAGGTCAATTGATAGGTCAAACCGTGTGCGTGTCATACACCACAGTAAAAAGCGATGACGGGAGGTTTGGGGTTCGCGAACATTTTGAACCTCAAATCTCAGTAGAAGCTGAGTTGGAGGGATGCGCTGAAACAGGGCGATTCCGAGTGCTAATCAACGACAGCACGTACAGCTACTTCTATGACGATTCGGTTTGGTCAATGGGTCAAGATCGCGGTAAAACAGCTAAAATTTTCATCAGCTAAACATCAACCCCGCTTCGGCGGGGTTTTTTATGCCCGAAGAAATTTTAAAAAGAGCATTGCAGGGCGGGGCCGCGTATGCGATAGTTCGGGTGCGGCAATCCTGCCGCGTACTTTGGGAGATACACCATGCAACATACGATTGAAAATTCAGACAACACCTTGACCCGCTTGCTTCAGCAGGTACAGGACCAAGCCGCCAGATCGCAGGACTTTTTGGCACCCACTAACCAGCTTCAGTTGCACACCGGTGACCGGGGTGACGGTAGCAAGGTCAGCCAGATTGTTTTGGAGCAGACCGGTGGGGCACCCACCCAGATCCTGACCGCTAACGATGTGGCGTTTGATCAGATCAGCCAGCGCGCCGGTATCGATGTCCGGACTGCCCGCCGCCTACAGCAGGATTACTCCACCGAATTCGATGGACTGATCAATGCCATTTGGCAGAAAGAACCGGCGGTGCGAATGATCCGCACGTTTCAACACGCGGGCCATTCCAACCTCGGGGAAGCGCGAGCATTTGTCAGCGACAAATTCAAAACCTTCGACAATGTCCACCTGCTGAATTCTGCCCTGCCGGAATTGATGGACAGCGATGCCCAGTGGAAAGTGGTTAACGGTCAGGTGACTGACAAGCGCCTGTACCTCCGCCTCAAATCCGAAGTGATCACGGGCGAAGGCGCGGCGGTTGGCGACATCATGGCGCTGGGCATTGGCATGAGTAACAGCGAAGTCGGTTGCGGTAGCGTGAACGTTTTTCAGATGTTCTGGACGCTGGCCTGCCTAAACGGAATGCAGACCGAAAAGCGTACCCGCAAGTCTCACATCACTGGGGCGCGTGGCGATGCTGATACATGGGGCCTGCTGACTGATGAGGCAAAGGATGCGGATAATCACGCGCTGGCGCTTCAGATGCGGGATGTCACTGCCGCATACGCTAGCCGCGAGTCATTCGACGAAGTTCTGGAAAAAATGAAAACCGCGCACGATGACAAAGTCGAGGGTTCGCCACAGTCCGCCGTCGAGGCGATGGGCAAAGTGCTGGCGCTGACTAAGAAAGATACCGCGAGCCTGATGGATGGCCTTCTCGCCACTATCGGGCAGTCGGGTTATGCCGGTCAGCCGGTCACCCGTGCCACGATGGTCAACGCGGTAACAGCGGTAGCGCACCACGCCGATGCTGACAGCGTGGACGATTGGCAAAAGCTGGGCGGGCGCGTGTTGGATCTGCCCCGCTCCGATTGGCAACGCGTGGCGATGGCCGCCTAACTTACACTTCCCAAAGTGTGCCCCGCTCCGGCGGGGCTTTTTTTTGCCCGCAAGGTATGCGATAGTCCGACTGCCGCAATGTTGCGGCGAAACTTTGGGAGAAAATGTTATGGCAACACTTACTGTTGAAATCCAAGACCTTGATATCGAAGCGAATGAAATTTCCCTCATGAGTTGGGAAGCGCCCGCGATGCTGGAAGAAAGCGGGATTACTCCGGAGGATCTCCACGGGGAATGGATGGCGCTGGATATTTACATCCGCGAAGAATGCGAAACGTCATTCGATTTTGATCGCGTGGCGCGATGGATCGCGGAGGGTGATATATCTGATTCGCAACTGAGCGATTTGGCTTACCGCATCGCCCGCGAATTGGTGAGCCGTTTGGATAACGTCCGCCAGTGCGCCGATAACTATCTGGAAACCAACCGACAAAATGTGGAGCGCATCCGCGAATTGGAGCGCGCCGCCGGACCGGATGCCGCGACAGCGTAGGCAACCCCGCCCCGATAGCCCGCCCCGAGCGGGCTTTTTTTTGCCTAGCGTATGCGATACCCTAAGCGGGCCGCGATTGGCGGCGACACTTTGGGAAACTGATATGCAATTACTCGACACACGGGGTGCAAACCCCAAGCTTAAAAAAACGGCGGAACTGGGTAACGTGTTCGGCGCGTTTCGTTATGCGGGCTTGTCTCTTTTTCCGGACGCGGAATTGTGCCCGGCATCGAAGGCGGCGGGATGTGCTGACACTTGTTTGGCGGAGCAGGGGCGCGGGCGGTTCGATAACGTGCGCGAAGCGAGACAACGCAAGGCAGCATTTTTCCGCGATGATCGCGCGGCTTTTCTGGATCAATTGCACCGCGAGCTATCTAACCTTGAAAAGCTTTGCGAGCGCGAGGGGCGGCGGGGCGTGGTCCGGCTCAATGTCCTATCGGATGTCCGATGGGAAACGCTAGGCATCCCCCAAGCGCACCCAGCACTGTTGTTTATTGACTACACCAAACGCGCGGCGCGTCTCGGGAAAACTCCCGATAATTACCGGCTGATTTTTAGCTATAGCGGGCGGCCCCAGTACCGTTGCCAGAATGACAAAGCATTGGCGACGGGGTTACCGGTTGCGGTAGTGTTTCGCGGCGGCTTGCCCGCTAAATTTTTGGGGCGGCGCGTTATCGATGGGGATCGCTCCGACTATCTGAACGCTACCGAGGGCACTGGGTGCATTGTGGGGTTAACCGCAAAGGGTAGCGCCCGCCACGATCGCGGCGGGTTTGTGATCGATAACCCCGACTTGATCGGGTGCGCGTCATGACTAAGCGGGATCAGTGGCGAGGGAAGGCGGCGCGTTATTTGCGCTGGCATCGGGCGGCCCGCAAAGCTCCGTTAAACAATTGGGAAAGTAGCGGCGCGTGGCTCCGGATGTATCGCGAGGCGCGGCAGTATGCCGACTATTGGCAACGCCACGGGGAGCAAGCCCGCGCCCCCAGTTGGTACTATCCCGACTGAAACCAGACCCCGCCACGGCGGGGTTTTTTTTGGGCCGCGTATGCGATACCCTGCCAGTGCGGTAATGATGCCGCGACACTTTGGGAAATAACATTATGTGCGAATTTAAAAACCACCTAAGATCAATTGGCGTTGCAGATACACGGGTCTGGGCCTTGGCTCATGCCGCCGACAGTATTCATTCGGCGGTCTGCGCGCTGGACCACGGCAACCGCGAATTGTTGGCGCGCCATTATCCCGCTTTCATCCAGTTGGCGGAGGAATTCGGAAGCTTTGACGAAACATTACAGGGCGCAATGGGTGTGAATTTCAACCGCGCCAGCTACCCCGAAATCAACCAACTGTTTTCGGTGGAATCATGAGCGGCACTCAGTTGGAGCGGTTGCAGTTTCATCTGCAATTCATGGGGGTAATGGCGATGGCGGGCCGCGCCGACGAAGCCGACGAGCAATACCGCGAAGCCCAGCGCCTACTAGCGGAGATGATCGAAGCCGAGCGCGCCGCCGACCAGTAGCGCCCGCCACACCGGCACCGATAGCCCGCCCCGTGCGGGCTTTTTTGTGCCCATTGCTAGCGCCAAAAATTGTATGCGCCAGGCTGCATACGGAATGGCGCAACCATGCGGGCTAGCCGTTCAAGTAATTTCTGAGCACTCCGCCGCAACCGATCCGTAACAACTGGCGCGGGGGCCGCGCCCCGTGCGCCCTGCCGAACGTACCGTGCGCCCTGCCGCCGGGGGCACTGGGCCGCCGGGGGCACCCAGCGCGGTGGGCCGCGTGGCGCGGCTAACTGCCTTAAATGTGCCTTTACGTCAGTTGACCGAGGGACCCGTGGGACCCAGTCGCGGAGCGCGTCATTGCTGGCTCTCAGCGCGGCCGGTGGCGCGCGATCCGCGCGGCGCGGCGGCGGCCCGGCGAGCGGCATCAAGGTGCATGTTTTTCACAAACAGTACTGAGATAAAACGATACGAGTTTGAAAAAACCCGTAAGCGGGAAGAAAGGTAACACTTTGTGTTACCGTTGCGCGAAAAGTAACACTTAGGAGTCCCGAGGCCCAAAAAATTATAAAAAAATTTCAAACCTACGGTGTCTTATATGCTTTAATAGTTTTCTGTAATTAAAAGAGCGTCCTATATGTCAGTTGAGCGCATTTCAGATGAGGAAGCGGAAGAGAAAATTCTGAAGCTTGAGTACCGTTTGGCGCAGATTGAGCAAGTCGAAGCGTGTCAGGGGAACTTCTTGAGCTTTGTCCGTTCGATGTGGCCCGAGTTCATTGCTGGTAGGCACCATCGGATCATGGCCGAGAAGCTTGAACGGGTTGCCAATGGCGAATTAAAGCGCCTGATCATCAATATGCCTCCTCGACACACCAAGTCTGAGTTCGCGAGCTTCCTGTTTCCCGCTTGGATGATCGGGAAAAAGCCTTCGATGAAGATTATTCAGGCGACGCACACTACAGAACTAGCGGTCAATTTTGGTCGAAAGGTCAAAAACCTTCTGGAACGCGAGGATTATCTTGAGATATTCCCCGACGCCGCCCTGTCGGCGGACTCAAAGGCCTCTGGTCGGTGGGACACGGCCCGTGGAGGAATGTATTACGGCGTGGGTGTTGGCTCGAACTTGGCGGGACGTGGTGGTGATTTGATCATTATTGACGATCCGCACTCTGAGCAGACGGCGATGTCGTTGAATGGCTTTGATGATGCTTGGGATTGGTACACGGGTGGTCCTCGACAGCGTTTGCAACCGGGCGGGGCGATCATTGTGGTGATGACGCGGTGGTCGGAGAAGGATTTGACGGGTCAATTGATCCGCGCGCAGGGTCGGGATGCGTTGGCGGACAGTTGGGAGGTCATTGAGTTCCCGATGGAGATGCCTTCTGGCAATCCT